GGAATGGTAGTTATTCCGAGGACATCCACCAGGTACAAAACTAAATATTATTATAGAATTAGTGGGATTTGTTCTGATGTGCGGTTTGGGGCACACCAGAACACCTTGCAGAATGCCAGTAGGGCTGTGGCGGAACGAGTGTTGATGGTTCCTGATGGAACCGGAGGCCTTAAGTTCTGTCCTAAGCCGCTTTCTGCGAGTCATGTTCACCACACGTTGCTTCCGTTTCGAAAGCTCGTCGAGAAGACTGTCAGAAATGATAGTTCCTTTCCAATTCATCCATTGAGTTCAGCACAATTTGTTGAAAGTTATCATGGATCAAAGAGGAGAAGGTATCAAGAAGCCGTAGATTCACTGGTATGGGATCCAGTTACCCAAAGGGATGCACGTGTGATGGGGTTCGTCAAGGTAGAGAAAATCAATTTTTCAGCTAAGGCAGATCCATGCCCTCGGTTGATCCAGCCACGTAGTTTTAGGTATGGTGCGGCATTAGGCCAGCACATTAAACACGTCGAAAAACCGTTATTTTCAATTATTGATGGTATATATGGAGGGCCAACTGTGTTGAAAGGATATGACTGTATACAGTCAGCCAAACACTTAAAAGATATGTGGGATGAGTTTCACAATCCAGTAGCAATTGGGTTGGATGCCAGCCGCTTTGACCAACACTGTTCCCCAGAGCTTCTTCAATGGGAACATGATATTTGGTTGCAGTTGGTGGCAGACAAGTCAGCTGTTAGGAAATTGCTTTCTTGGCAGTTGCAGAATGATGGGCGAATTTATCTGGACGACGCAGTGATCAAGTATACCACGAACGGATGTCGTATGAGTGGTGACATGAATACCTCATCTGGTAATTGCTTAATCATGTGTGCCATGGTCTATTGTTACCTGTCGTCACGCAACATCCCACATTTTAGGTTGGCAAACAATGGTGACGACTGTGTCGTCATCATGGAGAAATCCTTTCTCAAGTCATTAAGCAATTTGACACAATGGTTTACAGATATGGGATATACAATGAAGGTTGAAGACCCTGTGTATGAATTTGAGCAAATTAGTTTCTGCCAGACCCAACCTGTATTTGATGGAGTCGGGTATAGAATGGTCAGGGACCCTAGAGTCGCTTGTGCCAAGGATCTGTGCTCTACCCTCGATTTACAGGTTGACCGAGTACGTAAGGCCTGGTTCAATGCCATGTCGATGGGTGGTGAGAAATTGGTTGCCGGTATACCAGTGTTGCAGGAATTCTACCAGAGTTTTCCCAGATCTGAAATAAAACAATCTTCCAAGGACACCACGCTCAATCGCATGTATGATGCTGGGATCTGGAGAATGGTACCTAGGGTTGGTGGGTATAGAGATGTGGTAGCACAATCCCGCTACTCATTCTGGCTTGCCTTTGGTATCCATCCCGATCAACAGGAAATCTTAGAGTGTCGGTTTAGGAGTACTAATCTTGGCGATTGTGAAATGACTGAACAGGAGGTTTATGAAGAGGTGTCCCTCCTGAATGATAACAATTAACCATCGTTATAGATCAGTTTACATATATAATTATCTTATTGCTTATTACGAAATTATTTATCTTTCTAACTTTAATAGCTAGATATGTCTTCAAAGAAAATGCAGTTCAGCAAGATACGACGCCGCATGATTCCCACCAGTGAACCAGATTCG